GATTGGAGCAGTAGCCTAATATGGCAAACACTACGAACTATAATTGGGAAACACCGGACGACACCGATCTGGTTAAGGATGGCGCAGCTGCTATTCGCACGCTTGGTTCATCTATTGATACAACAACTAAAAATTTGAATCCGGAAACAACAACTGGCGACATTGCTTATAGATCAGCAACAGCAAATACAAACACACGACTCGCAATTGGAACAACTGGTCAAGTTTTAACTGTTGCTGCTGGTGTGCCATCTTGGGCAACACCAACAACGGGTGACATTGAAGGCGTTACCGCTGGAACTGGAATTAGTGGTGGTGGCACTTCTGGCACAGTAACTGTCACAAACTCAATGGCAACTGCAATAGATGCTAAGGGTGATTTAATTGGCGGAACTGGCGCTGATACATTTGCAAGATTAGCAGTTGGCGCAAATGGAACAGTATTAACTGCCGATAGTGCAGAAGCAACTGGTCTTAAATGGGCTGCTGCTGCTGGTGGCGCAAGCGGATTAACTTTAATTCAACGCTCAACCTTCTCAAATGTTGCTGGCACAGGCACGACTTTTGATGGCACATTTTCCAGCACTTATGTTAGTTATTTGATATGCATTGAAAATTGCTCATCATCTACACAAACAGATGATTTACAATTTGTGTTTAGATACAGCGCAACTGATGAAACTTCTCATTGGGGTAATTTGCTACAAAATACTTACAATGCTGCAACCTTTGTCAGCACTTCATCAAGTGGAGTTGGTCAATTACCAATAAACAGTTCGCAAAGTTCTAGTTATCCTTTTGTTGGTCAAATAAATGTTTCTAACATTGGCACATCAACCTTACCTGCAATAAATGGAATGGGTATGGAAGAAGATAATACAAAATTATCATTGTTTTATGGCTATACAGTTAACGCAAGAACTTATACTGGATTTAGACTCAAATCAGCATCATCAAATATAACTGGCACAGTAGCCGTTTATGGATTGGCAAAAGCATAATGACAACTAAAAAACAAATGATTGATTTACTTAAAATCGAGTTTCCAACTTTACAAGTTGGAGATGAGGATAATGGCTATACTGAATTGTCTGTTGAGGATTATGAAGCCACCATTACTGAATGGGCAAATGTACGCTTGGTTAAAGAAGCGCAAGCCTTAGAGGTTGAAGCAAAAGCCGAAGCCAAACTTGCATTGCTTGAAAAACTTGGCATTACTGAGGATGAAGCAAAACTCCTTGCGTAATGAAACCTTACCTATCTAAAGCAGCTGTTCAATTACGGGAGCAAATTGATGACTGCTTTCCTGATAGATCTAGAAAATCTGATGGTTGGATTTCAGACGCTAGGCATCAAAAAGTAAAATCGGATCACAATGCCTTGCCTTCGGGTGAGGTTTGTGCCATTGACATCACAGCTGATCTAGGTCAAGCCGAAGGCATATCTGCCTACCTTGCCGATCAAATACGCATTGCTGGCAAAACAGATAAGCGGATCAAATATGTAATTCACAATCATCATATTGCCAGCAAACTCTTAAACTGGAGATGGCGTAAATACAAGGGCATAAATCCCCACACCAAACATATTCATATTTCATTCCACCCAAAACAAACAGGAGAGTTCTTTAACATCCCACTACTAGGAGGCAACGCATGAAAATATCTAACAAACACAAGGCTGCAATTAAGTCATATTTAAGAGCTGTGGCTGCTTCCGGCATAACTGTTCTATTGGCAATTGTTGCTGACATCCGACCAGAGTTTGCAATCCTTGCTGGAGCATTGGTTGCACCATTGGCAAAAGCATTAGATCCAAAATCAGGGAGCGAAGTTGATTATGGAATCAATGCGAAATGACAGCCAACGAATGGGTTGGTATAGCCGTTGGCGTATGCGGAGTATCAACAAGTTTATTGCTGGGTCTGCGCTGGGTTATTAAATCCTACTTACAAGAATTGAAACCCAATTCTGGAAGTTCGATTAAGGATCAAATTACAAGACTTGAACAGCGTGTCGATGATCTGTTTGTCTTAATCAGTAAGCGATAATTTTAATTATGGCGAACACTCGAAAACCTATCAAACGCAAAAAGATCAATCGTCGTGTCGTTCGCCAAACTCCTGAGCCATTAAGCAAGATCGATCAGCATTATTTGGCTTTGCACGAATGTTACAAAGCAGCTAGAAAAGCAGGATTTACGCCTGAACACGCTTTCTGGCTCATGACTGAAGTAAAAACATTTCCAAATTGGGTCGTAGGCGATGGCGGGATTATTCCTTCCATAGATCCAACTGATGATGAGGATGACGATTAAGCGATACTTAGTAATAAGTGATTTGCAAATTCCCTACCATCATGAAACAGCCGTTAAGAATGTCATCAAGTTGGCAAAGCGTGAAAGATTTGACAGCGTTTTATGCGTTGGCGATGAGATCGACTTTCAAACCATTAGCCGTTGGGCTGAGAAAACACCTTTGGCTTATCAACAGACTTTGGACGATGATCGTTCAGCTACTCAAGAGATCCTTTGGGCTCTCACAGAGCACAGCCGAGAAGCTCATATTATCCGGAGCAATCATACTGATCGCTTATATAACACTTTATTAAAAGTCCCGGGGCTGATTAGCCTTCCAGAATTGCAATATGCCAAGTTCATGGATTTTGAATCTATGGGCATAACCTTTCATAAACAATTCTACGAATTTGAAAAGGGCTGGATCTTGGCTCATGGCGATGAAGGCAACATGAATCCCAACGCTGGACAGACTGCCCTGAATCTTGCCAAAAAGGCAGGAAAGAGCGTGGTTTGTGGTCATACCCATAGGCTAGGTATGTCTGCCTACTCAGAGGGGCTCTACGGGGCTTACAGACCCCTTTATGGCATAGAAACCGGCAACCTTATGAATCGAGCAAAGGCGAGTTACACAAAAGGGCTTGCTAACTGGCAAATGGGCATCGTGCTGATGGAATGGGATGGCAAAAATATGAGCGTGCAGATGATCCCAATTAACAAAGATGGCAGTTTCACAGCTCTTGGAAAGTCTTATGGGTCTTGAAACCGATTATCACGAACGCACGATTGATGACCATATCGATGATTTTGAGGATATTAGCGTTATCTAATCGTTATACAACACTCCGAAAGAAAATAACCAAGCGTCCTTGATTTAGGTCATACTTTCTGTATCCACACGAACGCTGTGGGTAAAGGGAGCAGTATGAAAATCAACGGAATCACCATTTTATGGTTCATGATAGCAACGGGCTTGTTAGCCTATGCAGTTAATTTATGGCAAACCGAAATTTACAATCGGGGCTATTGGCGTGGGCGTGCAACGGGTTGGGATATGCACCGCAGAATGATTACAATTAAGCAGCAGTCAGATGAAGTCTTTGATTATGACAAAAACTGAGCAGCTATTTGATGAAGTCATTACTACGATCCAACAGCGTGGAAGTGTTTATGGACATCCATACTACAACCACAAAAGAATTGCAGGTCTTTGGTCTGCTTATCTCGACTTCCCAATCACACCACACCAAGCTGCATTATGCATGGCATTGGTCAAGGTTTCTAGGCTTAGTGAAACCCCAGATCATTACGACAGCATCAAAGACTTTGTTGCCTATGGATCTGTCTATAAAACTGTGCTTGATGCCGTCCAAGATGAAAACTGGGAGGATTAACAATGGCATTTAAATTAGATGATTATGAGGATGTGGCAACCCTTAACAAATGGTTTATTAGCAATTATCCAATGGGGAGATCAGATCTATCAGTCATAAGTCATGATCCGGAAAAGGGTTATATCTTGATCCAAGCAACAATTTGGCGAGATAGTAAAGATGCTGCTCCGGCAGTTTCTAATGTCGCATTTGGATCTAGGGAAACTTACATTCCTAACATGAAAAAGTTTTATGTTGAGGATACTGCGACAAGCGCATTAGGTAGAGCAATTATTCTACTCAAAGGATCTGACAAAACTGCCACGAGAGATGACATGCAAAAGGTTGAAAGCAATCCATCATTTAAGGAGAAGCTAGAAAGCCGCCAAAATATGTATGGCAAGGCTGGATCAAAGTCAGCACAAATCGAAACAATTCTGAGAGATAGTTTTGCAGCTGATAAACCTGCCGATCCTGTTGCTTGGTCTGTTGGCGATGTTGTTGCTGAGATTGGTGCAGCAATACCGAATGAGCCACCTGCATGTCAGCATGGTCATATTCTGAAAGAAGGAATCTCTAAAGGAGGCAAGCCTTACTATGGTTATGTTTGTAAAGCAAAAGAATGTCCGCCTAATTGGGCAACACTTACCGCTAATGGAAAATGGTATTTCAAAGGAGGTGAATAAATGGGTGAATTACAAATAATTGACGGCTCTGGCTTAACTGCCACCTTTACAGATGACGGAGTAAAAGTAGAGCCATCAATGGTTACTTGCGACTTATGCAACGATGACAGATTACTTCATGAGGGCGATCTGCTTCGATGCTATTCCTGCCACGCAATAAACCGAATTCCGTATCATGCCTAATTACGATTACATGTGCGATGGTGAGGGGTTGCTGATTGTATTGGATTTACCAATGGATCATAAAATCCCTCATTGTCAAGTATGCAATGCACCTTTAAGGCGTGTCTTTACAGCTGTGCCTGCGATCTTTAAGGGAACTGGATGGGCTGGTAAAGATGGTTAATTTTAGATGCAATTTCTGTTCAGCCAATACTGAGTTTGAATGGTTAGACGGATATCCCGAAGCTGATGGCTTTAGAGTTTATCAATGCCTAAAGTGTTGCGCTGTGGGAACAAAGAATCTAGCAGAATCAACTGACACTCAAGAGCCTGTAATGCGCTGCACAAAGTGTGGGTCTTGGATGTTTGCAGATAAGGAGTGCCATACATGTGCGCTGATCATGACGAAATGACACATCAAATTAATTGGGCTTATCAGAATGAATTGCATAAGCAATGGCTGCTTGATAACCCTGATGCACAATACATAGGATGGATGTCTATATGAATGACATGCCGTCTGACCTGCGGTTATGCCGAAGGATTTGGAAGCGTATGCTACCCTTAAACGCAAATTCGCTTTCAGAGCGAAAGGGCGATCTGCGAAGCAGAAAGATCGCAAGGTTTGGTTTGGTGATATCTCTGTTCATAGTCTTGAACATAAGCCTTTTACAAGATGATTCCGTTGCTAAATCTTGGTCTATAAATACATTAAAACAATATGCTTTCATAGAGCTTAATCATTCATTTACTGAGTTCTATTGTTTAGATGAGTTATGGCATAAAGAATCAAGATGGAACTACAAGGCAAAGAATCCTAAGTCAAGTGCATTTGGTATTCCACAGATATTAGGGCTTAAAGAAAAGAATCCTATTAAACAGATTGATAGAGGATTGGCTTATATTAAACACAGGTATGATGAACCTTGTAAAGCATTACAACATCATAAGATTAAGGGTTGGTATTAATGAGCAAGTCAGCTCTACGATCTACTGGATCGACTAGGCATTGGAGATCTATTCGCAGTCGTGTGTTAAGGCGTGATCAGTTCATCTGCCAATATTGCAATCAAGAGGCTACAACTGTGGATCATGTAATCCCTAGAAGGCTCGGAGGCTTGGATGACGACAGCAATCTCGTTGCATCCTGCACAAGATGTAATTTAAGCAAGGGGGGCAGGTTTTTTGCACGCCCTAGGACAC